AGTCAAAGGCAAAGCGCCCTTCAACCGAGGTTTCATCAAAGCCTGCTAGCATTTCTTCGGCCATTTCCTCAAAGCAGCGCGCGACTTCATGCAGGCGCATATCGCTAAGGTCGGCCTTGTCAAAGGATTCATCCATCCACAGGTTAACTAGCCACGTCTCGCGGGTTGACCATCCGTTATATGTGTCTCTTGCCATTGTCGTTTCCCTTCGGTTGTCGGTTGCTATGCCCCCTTGTCGCATGATTCGCCACCCTTGGCAAGACCCCACAAAAAATTTTTTTGGGGTTGACTGGTGGCCGGGGTGGTGCTACGAAACGAATCACAAAATGCAAGGCTCGGGGCTGCGGCGGATTCGTCGTATCTCGCAAAAAACGGCGAGGCTGGGCGCATAGAATCACATTCAGCGAATCAGATGTTTGCGCTAACGCTGCGGCGCAGCAATTGTCGTCACTTTTTATCGACAACCGGAATCGACATCGGGGGTCGACAAATCGGGGTGATGCCTGCGACCCCACCGAGGGAAATGTTCGCCAACCCCACCGTGGGAATTGTTCACCCCACCGAGGGAAATGTTCGTCAGACCCACCGAGGGAAATGTTCGCCAAAAATTTTCCTTGACTGTCGAGACCGAATCATGTTAGGGATCACCCAAGATGAACGAGGAGATGATGAGATGACCAAAGACAAAGCCTACAGGACTGTAAGAGACCTCGGGATTTCCTTCAAGAAGAGGATGAAGGTTCTCGGTAAAGAAGTCAAGGATGATGAGACCCCTTTGGTTCTCGGTATTGTGGCCTATGAGATACTGGTTTTGAAGGGGTATTCTGCCACCATCGATGAGGCGATGGACATCGTGTTGAAAGATGTTGTAGTCTACGTCAAGGAATGTCTGAACAAGGAGAAAGTGTGATGGACAACAACGATATCAAGGACTTGATCTTTGACCTTCAACAGATCAGGGATAAACTTCTGGACGCCAAGAGAACATCTCAAAAACACATTCAGGGTTGGGACTGGGATGACAACCTCTCTGGGAAAGTGGACTATCTCGAAGGTTTGTTGTCGGATGTTTCTGACGAACTGGATGAGGTCTTGACCAAGGTTGACAGCATCTCGGATGTTCTTGAGAACCGTGTCTACAACAACGTGATGGATGAACTCTCACAGACCATCAGGACAAAGTATGCTTGACAATGGAATGAAGAACATGCTAGGAATGATTCGTCAGACAGAGGAGAACGACATGATCTTCACTACAGGAACTATGGTTGTGACCTTCAAGAAGCAGAACGGGGAAGTTCGCACTCTTGTTGGGACACTCTTCCCGCCCACCTACACAGGTGACTATCGGGCTGCACTCAAGTCCATCAACGAGGCTGACGATTGCCTCATCACTATGTGGGACTATGAGAAGGGTGCTTGGCGCTCGTTCTACAAGCGTAACATCGTAGAGATGGTGGAAGCATGAAATATCTGTTGTGCCTACAAGCACTCAACCATGTGACGACAACCAACAAGAAGTATGAGGTTATAGCCGAAGATGACCACTGGTGGACAATCAGAGCAGATGATGGACTTGTCATGTATATCTTCAAGGGAAGCTGCCCTAACTGGCAAGAGCAATCGTCCTGACGTTCTATGCCTCAACACAGAGATCAAGAGGCTACAGACCCTCATTGATGATCTGTTGTGGAATGGGGAAGACGATAGGGTTGACTTCCTACAAGATGAACTGGACTACCTCTTGAAGCTACAGGCTCAAGGGGAACGCTATCACTATCTGTTCTAGGAGATGAACATGGAACCTGTTGTAGAGTGTGTAGAGTGTGGGAGACTTGTTGATGCTGGTTACGCTACTGTTAGTTCTGCTGGTGTTCATATTTGTAGATGGTGTGAGGTAGATTGGGACTTATTGGATGAGGACTACAGTGATGAAGTAGACTATGAGGATGATTAATACTAGAGGGCGGATATACCGGGGGGCACCAACCATATTAACAGATGGACTTGGTGTTCCTCATTTCAAGACCCCTTCAGTAGAAAAAGTTCACCTGTGACAAAACTGCAACAGTTGTAGGAAAAGCCTCTAATGCTCATCTATCGAGTGACAATCAGTGACAAGGAAGACGACAAACCCTTCTGCCACTTCGAGACCAAGAAGAAGCATGAAGCTGAACGATATGCTGAGAGGGCTAAGGCTCTGAGGCAACATGTAACCATCACACAAAGAGTGACCAGCTATGAGCCAGCCTGACGAACTGAGGATCATCCTGATGAGGATCGAGAGAGTGGCATCCATCATCGAGCGTGATGCCCTAAACACTGCCAATCAGGTCAGGGCTAGAGAGATCATCATCTTGACTGAGATGGCTATGAAGCATGTAGGAGAGTGACATGCGTGAAGTATTCATCGTGTTTGCCTATGACCAATACTACCCCACTGGTCCTGACGATATTGTTGGTGTATATCTTACACAAGAAGCAGCACATGCTCGAATGGAAGAGATGCTCAAACTTAAATACCAATGGGATAACACTAGTGGACATTGGGACTACATAGACTACCATGAGTTCATTGTGTTGGACAGTGATAAGGAGGATGTGTGATGAGTGAAGCGCCGCTAGAATGGCCCGCCACGGCCTACATCCTGCACCCGAGCGTCAAGTCATACGCAGACTTGGTGTCCAATCCAGAGCGCAGAAAATACATCCGCGCCGATCTGGTGGAGGCCGCGATCAAGCGGGCGCTGGAAGAAGCCATGCGGATTGACGCGGAATACTGGAAAGGGTTTTCACGGGTCAGTGACCTGATTGCCGAACTAGACCCCGCGCAGTTCATCTGGAAGGAGACAAAACATGATCGGCATCAATGACATCACGCTGGAAGCCGATACAGTGGGCATCTGGCTTGTTGGTATGACCAAGACAGGGATGGTCCAGATGGGCCATGTATCGTGGTATGAAATCTACCAACACATGAAATACCAAGAGCGTCGTGATAAGATAATGAACCCTTCAATCAAGATGGGGCAGGACGTTGACGCTGACAGTTGAACTGACACACAAGGCTTGTCCATTCACTGACTGTGGATCATCTGATGCCTTCTCCTACAACGAAGAGAAGGGCATAGGGTTCTGTCATTCATGTGGACGAGCCTACCCCCACAAGAGAATGAGCATCCATGATTGGGCCAAGAAGGAGTATCCATTGATGGATCATAAGCCTCCACTAAGACTTGTTGATGAGACCCCTTCGATGGAAAATAAGAAGGAGTTCACACCTGACGGCTATCGAGGCATCAGCAAGAAGACCAGAGAGTTCTACAACTGCACAGGAGTTCTAAACGATGGAGACCTTGCAACACTCATCTACCGATACCCCAACGGATCAGCCAAGTATCGTAATATTCCAAAGACCTTTAGCACGACTGTTGGCTTCCGGTCTGATACTCTCTTCGGTATGGACAGGTTTCCTGCTGGCTCTGCTCAAGCCGTAACGATCACCGAAGGTGAAGAAGATGCTATGGCGGCATTCCAGATGCACGGGTCCAAGTATCCTGTTGTATCTCTGCCTTCTGCCACCCCTTCGAGGAAATTGTTGGAGAACTGCAAAGACTGGCTAGGCTCCTTCGACAAGATTTACCTATCCATCGACACGGATGACAAGGCAGAGAACTTCTCTATCGCCCTGCTCAATCTGTTCCCCGGTAAGGTCTATCGTGTTCCACATGGTGACTACAAGGACGCCAATGACTTCCTCATGGCAGGCAAGCAGAGGGAGTATGTGGCGGCATGGTGGTCTTCCAAGCTGTTCACCCCCGACAACATCTATGCCACCTCAGAGGACTTCCTAGGGCTTCTGAGAGACACTCCTGACCATGCCTATGTGCCTACGGGCATCGAGGCTCTAGACGACAAGATACTCGGTCTGATGCAAGGTCACTTCACTGTCATCAAGGCACCTACAGGGATCGGTAAGAGTGAGTTCATGCGCTACCTTGAACACAACCTTGTAGCCAATCACCCTGATGTGCCCTTCGCTGTATGGCACCTTGAAGAGACCAAACTCAGGAGCCTTCTTGGCATCGTGTCCTATGTGTTACAAGATAACGTCACACGCAAAGACCTGATCCAAGAGAAGAACAAGACCCCTGAGGTGGAAAATGCTATCGAAAAGATCACCCAATCGGGTTACATGCAGTTCCACCTTAGGGAAGAGGATGGTGCAGAAGAACTGGTAAATCAGATCAGGGTGCTATCTCAGGTCTATGGGTGCAAATACGTCTTCTTTGAGCCTATCCAAGATGTCATCACGGTGTCAGACGATAAGCAGAAAGAAGCAGTCCTAGCCGATCTATCTGTGAGGTTGTCCAAGTTGGCTGCTGATCTGGCAATCGGTATCGTCACTATCGCTCATACCAATGAGAATGGTGATCCAAAATACTGCAAGATGATCGGACAACGAGCCTCTGTCATCATCAACTTAGAACGTAACAAGGAAGCAGCCGACCTGATCGACCGCAATACAACCAAGATCACTGTCCAGAAGAACAGACCTTGTGGCCTAGAAGGTAAGGCAGGGGAGTTGCTTTTCGATCTGGATACGTTTACACTAAGTGAGAAGAGAGACACCTTCTAGCGAGGAGCCGACATGCCCGTGTTTGATATCGAGACCGACAACCTACTTGAAGATGCCACCCGTATCCATGTTCTATCCTATTCGACCTCGGATGGCGTCAAGAGCATCACTGACTATGACGAGATGCGGGAATGGTTTCTGTATCAGGACACTCTGATCGGGCACAACATCTATCGCTTCGATATCCCTGTAGTGGAAAAGCTGCTCGGCATTAAGGTTAGTGCCAAGATTGTCGACACTCTTGCTCTGTCGTGGTATCTCAACTTTGATCGTCAACGGCATGGTCTTGAGTGGTATGGGGAAGACTATGGCATCGCTAAACCCAAGGTCTCCGACTGGAATGACCAGCCTATCGAGGTGTATATACATCGGTGCGAAGAAGATGTGAAGATCAACCTCAGGTTGTGGAATGACCTACAGCGTAAATTACGGATTCTATACCCGGAAGATTCGGATTACGACAGGTTCCTCAACTACCTCATGTTCAAGATGGAGTGTGCAGCAGAGCAAGAGCGTATCGGTTGGCGTCTCGATGTAGCCAAGGCACAAGGGCACTACGAAGAACTGCTCGCCTTCAAGACCGAGAAGGAACAGGAACTCATCAGGGCCATGCCTAAGGTGCCTGTCTACAAGGAACACAACAAGCCTAAGGTCATGTTCAAGAAGGATGGGTCTCTATCGTCTCATGGTAAGACTTGGCTTAACAAGTTGATCGAGGCCAAGCTACCGCATGACACAAAGGGTCCGATCAACCTCTTGGAAGGCTATGAGGATGGCAATCCCAATAGTTCACAACAGGTCAAGGATTGGCTCTATGGGCTAGGGTGGAAGCCTCAGACGTTCAAGTATGTCAAA